AGGGTAGATTTGTTATTATTACAAGAACAAGTCATTATCTAATGATGGACAATATTTTGTAAAATTTGATCCAATTTGAGACGATCTTTTTCCTTCTTCATTTCAATTTCTTGTATCACATTCACAGACCCAATAGGGTGACAAATCATGATTTCTTCTGGAAAACTTTTTCTTAATGAACCCACTTCATAAATATGCATTAATCCTGAACAATAACCATTAAATCCTTGTCCACACAACCAATTGGCAAAAATAAAATCATTTTTAATAATACTATTTCTTACCAAGATATTAAACTGTATCGGATCTCGGCTTTTGATGATTTTTTGAAAGCATTTTTCCTTGTTGGAAATTTTTAATTCCAAGATTTTTGATAAAAACATGGATTTAATCACTTGATAAACATTTGGATTTTGGATAAAGGTTTCACGAAGAATTTTATTTACATTTTCCAAATCGTCCAATCGTAACAACCGCAGAGGCTGATTGGTTTTATAAATAGACAATAAGCCTTTTTGAGAGGTAGGTAAGTATTGATTGGCATTGCCAATTTCTAGCGCAAAGTAAGTTGGTCTATCTTGCATTACATTCTTTTTTTTTTGGCCGCGAAACAATAATGTTTGTGTGGGTATGATGCTCATTACTAGACAGGTGCTGGTATCAATTTGATTTTGTCTCCAATCTTGGGCTATAATTTTTCCAAGGGTTCGTTTACATTTTTCATAAAAACCAATCACCGTTGTAGCTAATACCTTGTTACCATTCATTTTATCCGAAATAATTTTCTTGGAAAGATGGTGCAGATTTTTTTTATAAAACACTGGCAAGACGTCAAAATTTAATTGTGATGGATTGCTACAAAATACATCAAGATTGTCCATGCTATTTATTTTTGACAAATTTTTACAAAAAATTTTTTTCTTTTTACATAAAACAATGCACCATCTAAAACCAACCAAACAACAAGCCTATTGCATTACTATTCTAGTATTGTCTATTGTTCACTTATTACTTTCCTTACTTGTCGCTTTCGCTTATTCCAAAAAGGACGCTGTCGTTTTTGCATTTGCTGTCGTGTCATGCGCTGTCAACTTGGTCATATTGATCCTTGCTGCAATTACTTTACACAATTTACCCAAGCCTATGAATAAAAACTAGGCACAATCGATTGTCCTTGTCCAACTTTCCGTCTTGGAGCAATATTTCCATACACTATCTTTATCCCATACATAGTTTGTCCAGCTGTTGTCTGAGGAGTCCGAACAATGCTGCCAAACATCAGCCAGCTTGATATTCCTCTGCTCGTAGGCCTTTTTTTTAAGGTAGGCATCCCAGCTCTTATCTGACTTGTCCGAGCACTTCTGCCAAATGGAGACCTTGACAGCCTGCATAGCCTCCTTCTCGGCGACAGTGAGCTTGCTGGGATTCTTACTCTTGGCTCCATGTGCAAGGTTTTTCTTATTGTGAGAGACAGCCGATGACAGTGCAAAAGAGAGCATTCTCTTACCCGCGGAAGAGACAACCTTTTGCTGCTGTGAATCCATATCTGTTGTTTGATTATCTGTAGGTGGTGGAAAATATAATATTAGCTTTTATTTCAAATAATGGAAATAAAAAAAAGCCGGATAGAAAGTTGTCGGAAATTTTGCATAAAAAATAAAAAACCATCATTTTTTTTCACCACAACCGACATTTAATAAATATGAAAATGTTATTTGATTGCGATGCGTGTCAACAAAAAAAATCGATTGTGATATGGAAAAAAATCTTGCCGCAAGCTGGATATATTTGTGATGATTGCTGGCTTTGTATTTATAAACGATTAAACCAATTGTACTTACGAAACTTGGACGAGTACAAAAGTTGCCGTAATCGATAAATCATCATTATAAGGAAATACTTTGGTGTATCCATCAAACTCTGAATCGGCCTGCGTCAAACTTTCATCATCCGTACAAACTTTTGTAGAATTAAATGATTGCTCTTCCACATTAATCTCAAATTTTTTGGAATATTTGATCAAAGTTCCATTTGGTAAATAAACTGAAAATCGTAAATTTTCGGATAAATTTAATTTCATACTTACAACTTGAGCTGAACGAACTACAACAAATTTAATAATATCAGGTGATCTAATATTGGCAATTGCACACATGAATGTTGCAGAATTTGCAAATGGATTGTTGGACCAAATCGTGCCAATATTATTGGTACCACTTCGGCCGTCAACATTGGTACTTGTAATATTACCAAATGAAACCAATACATACGGATAATCGGCAAGTAAGAATTTAGTTCCACATATAGGCAAGTTGGGAAGCGTAATACTAGACAATCTAACTTTGTAACAAGATTGAACAGTATTTGATAAAGGCATGACTAAATTTGGATAAAAAGAAAAGTATTGTATACATCCGATTCGATTATAAATTAATTGAGAATCCAAGCTTACAAAAACATCATCAAGATTCAAAAATGGAGGATTTTCCATGTAAATAATATCATATTGAACTTTGGTAATTACAGAATAAAAAGGTACGGCGAGGAAAAAATTAACAAAATATACCATGAAATTCTTGTGATCTAAAAATTGTGCATCTTTGTCGACTTTGACGCAAAAAGAAGTTGCTGTACAAAGAATAGTTAAACTTTTAGTAGAATCACCAATTTTTTCAAATTTGTATTCATTATAAGTAGAAATATCATTGCCAGGATTTTGTATAATATAAATTATTTCATCACGTAAAATTTTATACACTTGCAAGACCATCTTTCGAGGACCTCCATTAAATAAAGCATTCTTGTTGATTACAAAATAATCATCTTGATGTTGAAACACTGAATCTAAATTATTTCCAAAAATACTTTCAAACAAGTCTCCAACTTGCACTTGGTTGGGTAAAAAATTGCTTGATACTACTTTGAAATCTTTCAATCCAATGGGAAACATCTCCAATACAGTAAAAGAAATATTGGTAACTCTTTCTTTGGAGGGTCTATTATTAAGAACAATGATATAATCTCCCACAGAAACTGTATAACCAATACCATTTTTGTTTGAAATTGGATTAAATGTAATATTTCGAAATGGTTTATCAACCGACAATATATTTGTTTCCAAACCTGTTGTCAAATTAAAAATCGCTGAAAAGTTGTCAATACCATCGTTTAAATAATAACCTATATTGGGAATTTGATTAAAAATAGAATATCCATTAATTAACAAATTGTTTCCCAAAGTCAAGGAAGGATTAATAATAACACAATTACCTGTCGTTTCACTGGTGATGGAATTTTGCAACACGAGAGTAAATTGATTACCAGTACGAAAACTCATTGTTACGGCAGAAGAGTATTTTGTAATTTGATCCTGAACAGTGTAGCCAATAAAATAATTTTGCGAAGTAGTCGAATATATATGCATATAGCATTGTAGATTGGGTACTTGACATATATTAATGACAATAGAATTATTTGAATAGTTGGTATATGGAATAACAGGCGAATTTTTAAAAAAATAAAATGAGAAAATAATTTGATTATCTGTCAAAAAACAACCACGTCCATCGTAAAATATTGTATTGGGCGGTGGTGTTCCATTAATCTCAATTGTATAGCTAGAAGGATTCGGGTATAAAGCTCGATTTCTGAAATTGGAATCTAAATGTATAATCATATGTTTTGTAATAATGAATTTCTTTTTTAAACCCGTTGAATTTTTAAAAAATATTTTAGAAATTAAAATGACACAAAACTACACCACCTACACAGGTAATAATTGGATGTCTCCTTTTGGTACTCAAATTAATTGTATTGATTCAATTGATGCAGAGTGTAAAAGAGGGCTGACTTTAGAACAATGTATGAAAAAGTGTGAAGATAGCAATCTATGTAATGTAGGATATTTTATAGAAACGGACCGTCCTGGTGCTAACGAACCTAGTTATTGTGTTCCTTTATCAAGTTATTCGTGGGGAAATCAAAATATTTTTGATATTTTGTTTAGCAATCAAAATCCTACCAATCTTTCAACAACGCACGGTATTAAATATACTTTATTTTATAATGACAAGAAATTCATACCAACTAATAACTTGCCATCGGATTATGACAAGTTTTTATTCTCAATGTCCAATATATATCTGAAATATGATTCGCCTAGACCACGATACTTGTCACAAAGTTTAAGATTAGTTCGAAATAAAAAGAATGCACTCGTAATCAAAGTAACCAAAGTTGACCGAGTTTTTGTAACCACGGGAATTCGATTAACAAAAGATATGAATATTTGCTTTTTTCAATATAATTTCTTGGTTGTGTTACAAGTGACTGCTGAAAATAAAATTATTTGGGAATCTGTACAACCTTTAAAGACTATATTTCAAATTTTGGATAAAGATAAAAAAAAATCAACAAATTTTTTGAATTCCAATGAAAGGATTTATTTAAAACATGAAGACATGTTTTTGTGCGTGAAACACAACAAACTAGCACTTTGTAAAAAAGCTCCTAAGCATTTATGGCAATTGGAAATTATTAATGTTCAAGATCCTAATAAAGGTAGGAAAATTTATACAAGAACTAATGATTTTTATTGTAGAAATTTCGAATGCAAGAAACCAATTGTTGCAATTAAAAGAAATTATGCTTGGATTGTAGTGATTGTTTTGTTGATACTTTTTATTTTGACGGGATTGATTTTATTATTGATGCAAACAGTGCATGGTTTTTAAAAAAAACATTATTAATAAAATGTCAAAGATTACAGGAATTGTAATTGCTAAAAATGGCGATCAATACACAATTACAGATTCGGCTGGGAAGAATTATACTACTAGATATACAGGAATTTCGATTGGTGACAATATAATTTTTAATGCAAATCGTAAAAAAGCGTCTGATATATCCATTATTGGTAATGTTAATGAAACATTACCTGATGGTACAAGAGTTATACATTCAAATACAAATATTTATCAAACTAAAGACAGCCATATACATGATGGTGAAACAATTTCCTTTAATATTAATAGACATGGTCAGTTAGTAAATATTTCAAAAGAATACATTCATCCTTTTAGTAACAGAAATTCGGCTATTTCAGATGATTATAAAATTTTAAAAACAATATTTTCTATAGACTTGAAATATGATAGATATATTGGAACATTCAAAACTGTTTATGATTTTTATTACGTTGATGCTGCAAAATTAGATATGAATGACATTATGATAGGTTTTGATCGAATCAAATATACGGTTACAGGTAGTGAAGAAAATAAGATATGGACTCGATATGAAGGAAGAACAAATAAACTAAGATGTATAAATGACCCAACAAAATTTTACTTGGGATCACAAAATTCTCCAAGGGGATTAGGGTATGCAGCTAGTGGGTTTAATGTTGGTAAAGAACTAAATGTTGACAGCACTATTTGGAAAGTTCATGCAAGGGCAAATGGTGTAAAGTATTGGAGAAGAGTAAGTGGTGGGGAAGGCGGTGGCGGAGGTGGAGGCGCACCAGATCAAGATCAAGATGACGTCTCATCAAATGCAGGTACACAAATTCAAACTATTGAAGAATTAGATGCTACTAGTGGTACTCTAGATTTTCCATACCAAGGGATAGATTATGATCCAAATCCATTTGGTACAATTTTACGCTATATAGGATTTGATAGAAGACGACCAGTAACACTCGCAAATAGCACACCAGCTTTACGGTCAGTAAAACCACAAGCAGATATTACATCATCTAAAGATGGACTTAATACCAATTTTTCGTCAATAATCAAGGAGATGTTTCTATTACTAAAAGAAAGGGGATTTGACGCACAATTAAAAAAAAATTTATATTTAGTCGATGGTTCCAATTATTTATTTCAAATTTTAAAGATTAATGATCCTTTCGCACATTTTAGACAAAATTTTAAACAAGATCCATGTGAATGTTGTAATTTAATAATTGAAAATCATATAGTCAGTATGTCATCTCATGTATGTAGAGGAGAATATGAGAACTCATTATTTGTATATTTTGTACAAAGTAATAAATTTGAATTAAAAATAGTAGATGCTAATAATATTATTATTCATATTGGCATAGCCGGTCCTCGTCGTGGGCAAAATTATCGTGGTAGAGACGATGCATGTTTATTTGCCACGCTATTGAATATTGTAAAGAGAATAAATTATAATAAATTGGTTACTGAAGCTGGCGCTGGTGCTGATGAAACAACATTATATCGTGTACCAAGCAAAATATATGTTGTTTCAAATGATAAATTCCTTGATTGGGTTGCGAGTCCGACGGAACCAGCCAGTTTAAGCGAATCCATACTATACTATAACAGAAGAATTATTCAAGTTATAAGAGACTTTCATATTCCAGACGATTGGCATTGGGATTTTAGTTGTTTAACACAAAAAAATCAAAGTGGTGGCCGATATGTATATGTTGCTGTTGGCGGTGGCGGTGGCGGTGGCGGTCCTATTAGCTCAAGTAGCAGTGGTGATAGTTTACCTGTCATTAGCGGTACTAGCTCAAGTAGTAGAACGCCTCGTGGTGGTGGTGCAGGCTCAAGTAGCAGTAGCTCAAGTACCAGTGGTGGGTATTTGCCCGCAAGCGTGTCTAGCAGTAGAAGACCGCCTACTGGTGTTGGAAGCCGGGGTTTAATAGCTGGCGGAGGAGGTAGAGGAGCAGGCTCTAGTAGCTCAAGTAGCAAAGGTGGGTATTTGCCCGTGATCGGCTCTAGCAGTGGAGGCAGAGGTGGTGGCAGAGGTGCGTCCAAGTAGTCTACCTAAAATTATTCTACTGGTATTGATTTTATTATTGATGCAAACAGCGCAAGGATTGTAAGAACAAGTAAAAAACTTAATATACATATAAATACAATTTTCGTAAAATTAGACTTTTTGTTTGGCCCGTTAATTAAATTTGCTATTGGTTTAGTATTTGATTGAATATAAATGTTTCTAAGCTCTAATTTGTCAACATTATGATATACACATTCCATTAATGATGAATAATCATTCGAGTTATCACTAGGAACGCAAATATTTTCTGAATTAGGTTTCCAATAATATTGAGTGGGTTTTTCCTTGAATACATAAATAAAAATGTATCGACTTGGAATTTTAATGTCATAAAAAGGAACATCTTGATTCTTTTTAAAAGGTAGAAAATTCATATAATCATTATCGGAATCATTTTCTGAAACATCATCCACTAAAACTACATCTTGTATAACACGAAGTCGACTTCGCTTTATGCACAACAAATTTGTTCCAGGTATTGAATATTGATAACTTAAGAAACTAAAACCCTGATATGTTTGATGAATATCTAATTCAACTGGGACATTTACGATTGAAAACACTCCTTCTGTATTGTAAGGATAATTTAGTTTATGAAACAAATAAAGCCAAGAAAACCCTCGAGTTAAATTGTTGACATAGCGAGGATTAAATACCCATATTGTTTGTCGTAGTTTAAAATCTTTTTTTATTTGATGATATTGGTCAACAGGAACATCATTTTCAGAATCAATAAAATGAGTAAAGAATTCATATTCATCGGGTTTTGAGGTATATAATTTTGGTGGTTGAATTCTAAATAATTTCTTCTCCTTGAATTCCCAAATTTGCACAGGAAAATAAACGGAATAATTTATAATGTCCATTGTAATTTATAAATGATAAATTTATAAATTTTTGATCAAATTATAATTCCCTTTCTGCCCTTATTTGTTCCATGGGAATTATCAACAATTCGGTCCTTGTGCTCCCGTAAATGATATAATGACGATGACAACATATTGATAATGTTCTGAGAACCTGGTTTGTTTTAATCATGGAGTTGTAGATAAAAGTGGAGTAATTCGGGTTGTTACTACATTTGCTAGAATATAAGAGACAAAATTTTTGTACGCGATTTTGGATGGATAATGGTAATCCTATATTTTTCAAGAAATTTTAAATTTCATACATAAAAAAAAAGAGAATGAAATTACAAAAACTTTTGTCTCAAGATAAAACATTATGGGACCATCTCTACGCACATGATATAGAACAATTTTATGAGTACCAGAAAACACCGTGGGCACAGGGCGGGTCAGGGGACGTGTTTTTGTTATCGGACAATCGATTATGTAAACGAGAAAAATTGTACACGGCTCCTTCACCCTACAACAATGATAGTTTTTATGTGAAAGGACACAACATATTTTACATCAAAGAGAGTTTCTTATTAGAAGCTCTGATTATGCAGACTTTACAACCGATTTCTCCCATAGTACCGCAAGTATATCAATATAAATTTGGACAATTGAAGAATAAGACATGGGTTTCTGTACTGATTATGGAAAAAATAGATGGAGATAATTACCCTCCGACACTTTTTACTATGGATATTATGACATCCTTATGGATACCTTTTTTTACAAACTTGAACAAATTATACCATGATTATTCATTTATTCATGGCGACTTGATATTTCGTAATATGAAGATTAGACATGGTAAACTTGTGCTTATTGATTTTGGTTTATCCAGCATGATGATCAATAAGATCTTTTTTTGCCGTTATCATAGTTTCAAACGATGCATCGAGCAATTCCTAAATGATGACATTATGATCACACAAATTAACAGCATGTCAAAACTGGATTGCCATCATATCCTTAAATTTCTACAGAAACATCGACAGGGAGTAGATATTTGCACCGTACTGGGACGATTTATAAATAAATTGCCATCACCAATTGCTAAAATACTGCACTCATGCATCGGAGGACGGACCTATAAGGGTCAACAAACCTCCATGTCACGGGTGCCTTTCCCGATGTCCTATTCCCGCGAGGTAATCACGTATGACCAAATTATTACGCTGCTAAGTTAATCAACAAGATCACAATGCTGTCTGTCGAATAGGCAAATATTCTTGCAATTTTAAAAAGAATTTTTAAATAATAAAATATTCATTTTTCAAATATTAAATATGCCTAGACCAAATTTAAAATTGTCGTTGAATAAACCAAGTCAAGCAGCTGTACCTGCAAAGAAAGATTTTTTTTATCCTTTTTCCAAGCAAGAATTATTAGCATTTCTTCCCCCTGATATAAGAAATCCATCCTTGTATCCACATTTGCTTGGTCAATCTTCACAACAACAATTAACTGTTGATCAAAAAGTACTTATTTTAGATTATTTATTCAAAAAAGAGTTTACAACAGCAACTCTTAAAACTTTGCTACGAAGAGGTGGATCTGGAGGTGGTGGTATCTACATGGGACAACAAAATAAAAAGGTCATGAAAGTAATTGCAAATCAACAATCTTTTGATGCTGAAAAAAAGGCTGCTGAATTAATAATGACATTAGATCCATCTTTACCACTGCCAAGTGTCAAAGCAATTTATCCATCCGTTCAAGCAATTATTTATGAAAACAAGTTTAAAAATCCTATTGTTTTGGAAACATACCTAGAAACAGTGCCTGAAGATGATAAATTACAATTAACAAGAAATCTAATCGATGCATTGCAAACACTGCATGACACAGGTCTTTATCACGGAGATATTAAAGCATCCAATATTATTGTCAATTCGGAAAACTTGGATATTCAATTTATTGATATTGGAAGTATGGCAAGTCGTACTTCTACACAACGCATTTATGATTTTAGTAGGTCCACAATATCTTTATTACCACCACCTTTGACTCAACATCGGCAAATGGCTCAATTGCACAACTCTTGTACATTTGATGAAAAAGTAAAATTAGATAATTACGCCTTGTACTTGATTTTAAAGGATTTGGTACCAATGAATCAACAATTAGCCAGATTTCAGAAACAAGGACAACAAGCTGCGCAAAAAATTGTATCACAAATTCAAAAAGTTGGTTTTTAATCGCGTTCAAAAAATTGATGCCTAGTTTTTTTTATTCTGGAGGACCGGGAGTCCAAATATAATAAATAATACTAATTTTTGTCATTTCACAGTATGTCCAATCAAATTTTTTATAGGAATCTGCTTTCAATGTACACCAAGTGTGCCATCAAGGACCCAAAATATTGGGATGTAAAATTGCAAGATGGAGAAGTTACAATCAACACGACGACGGAGAATTTATGTATCGAAACAAAAGACGGTTATCAAATTACAATGAAACCAATGAGCGGTTATCAAGCCTTTATTAACGGCTATGTAAAGATACCCAGTCATACCCACTTGATGGACTGGGTACAAGAAAATCCATCCTATGACGATATGAATTATTATGCAGCGCTTCCAGTAGAATTGACCTATTTTAGTCTTTCGGAACGCACCTTTGGATGGGATCATATGCATTATTATGATGCAGATTTGTATAAATCTGAATCTACACAGCTTGATAAGAAAATATCAGGACCAGTTCAAGTGTTAGAAGAGGCTAGACAAGTCATTGCAGAATTTCGAGCAAAAGATGGTGAGATCAAGATGGCAATTAAGCACGCAGAAGTTGATACGATTCGAGAAGAGCTAATGATGAAAACTTGTCATCCTCGGCGAATTGCTGCTTGGGCAATTCAAGAATTTGATCCCTTTCCGTAACAAAATTTTAAATTAAATTTTTATATATAAATAATCATGGATGAACTTGATGTTATTTTTGAGCGTAAAAATATATATGATCGCCAGTCTTGGTATAATGAAAGCGCGCCCATCTTTAATAATTTGGAAATCTTGGATGAAGATCGTGGTTATAAAAAACCATTGATTAATTATGACTTGTATACTAAACAATGTTATGCGAATTGTGATCAATTAGATATTCGTGTTCGTGAAAATTGTTATTGGTTTTGTGATTTTAGAAAGTTATTAGAATTAGGTAGTGTAGATTACGCGCGAAAAGCTTGCCCGTTTAGAGATAAGCGTTGTTGTAAAGCAGTGGCCAAAGATAATGATTTTGCCTATCTTAATTGTATTGGAGCCAAAGATTTGTATCCATTAGTACCGGATTCTTTTCGTAAAAAGATGATTATATTTATTATTTTGTCAGTCTCGATATTTTTTGTTTTTTTAGGGCTTGTTTTTTTAATCTTGATGTAAAAAAAACACATGGGAAGCAAGTTTAATCCTAAAAATCATCCTTTGAATACCTTTGTTGCTTCTAGTCAATTTACACCAATTCGTAAATCCCCGTTGTGTACTTTTTGTAGTAACAAACATGAAACAATTCCAATCATTGAAGAATATATATCACCGAGCGAACGAAGTCCCGAAAATCACCCTTTAAATACCGTAGTTGTTAAAGCATCTTTTGCATCGGAAGAAGGTGATAATGGTCCTAAACAACAAAGCGATAAAAAAACACAAAAACTAGCCAATGTATTGGATAAAATAGTTCCATATCTTTCGTTTTATGAAACAAAGCATTACAATAAACTTCCAAAAGAATTTGAGCCTCAAAACAATGAATGGAAAGATTTTCTCGTTCCTGCAGAAAATCAAGGAACTTGTGGAAGTTGCTGGGCATTTTCTACTTCCGGATGCTATTCAGACCGTTTTAATATTTTATCTCGTAGAAAATTTTTTGATCGCTCTCTCACACCTTTAACTCCAGTTTTATGTAACAATATTACTTCACTTGTAGTAGAAAATAATAATAATTTGTTTGAAGATGTCACCAACCCTTTTAAACTTAATCGAACCACGATTAGTCAACAGGCGTGTTTTGGAAATTCGTTGGTAACAGCACTTTATTATTTAAAATTTTATGGAGTCCCAACTCAAACTTGTATGCCCTATAATACCGATCGTTTTTATGCCAATAAGCTTCAATATATTAATTTTGGATTTCCTGCGAATCAAGGAAAATTTACGCAAAAAGATTTGGATAGTTCTAAATATACGGAATTGAGCAACTTTTCAGCCGATCGTCCAAGTCCTTCTTGTTTCTTATATTATTCCTATTCTACACAACCTTTTAATTTTTGTTATGATAATGTCGTGTATAATGAAACCATATTCTATGGCTCACCTGCTCAAAATTTTACTTGTTTTTTGGTATACAAGGTGAATGATGCACTGACTGATGTACGATCGATCATGGCTGAAATTTTTCAATTTGGACCTGTAGTTACTTCTTTCTTGGTATATGGAGATTTTTATTCATTTAATCCTTTAGAAGATGGTGTTTATATACATGATCCGTCGAATACTGAACAGACGGGAGGTCACGCTGTAGAAATTGTTGGATGGGGTGAATATGTTGACCCAAAAAAACCAAATTCAAAACCGATTCCGTTTTGGTGGATCAAAAATTCTTGGGGAACAAAGTATGGTTATAATGGTTATTTTCGATTTTTGCGGGGTAAAAATCAATGCGAAATTGAAAATAATGTGATTTGTTTTTTACCAAACTTGTTTTTTAACTACAAGGATCGAGTACATTTGAAAAAATTGAACCAAAGTTTGTTAAATTTGAATATTATTCGACCAATTAAACCTATGGAAGCTTTATTTAATTTGACTTCCAAGATATTTTATTCATTTGGTCGTTATGGTAAATATTTACATCCAAATACGATTGCTTTGAATTACAAGTTGTTTGGTTACTTTTTCTTTGAAGCGTTGTATAATGTTGGTGTGACACAATTAAATACCTCAACATCTTCAATGTATAATACGATGGATTTGGTGATGATGCCAGGATTAGATTATTCACATCCAGAAATAGAACCTATTTTTAATCCTTTATTCGTTGGAGGAATTGTAAAACCTAAAGAGTTGCTACATCCAGTTAAATATGACCCAATCGCCAATCCTCGATATTATATTTATATCATTATTCTAGTTTTTGGATTGACCATTGTCGTTTTGATATTATTTTTATTACAAAATACTTTGTAAGTTTATTTTATTTTTAAATAAAATAATGCCCAAAGCGTGTAAGACTTGTAAAAAAACAGAATGCACATGTTGGCAGCAGTGGTTGCACTTTATCTTTATATAATACTACGACTCCAACAGTTGGATCATCTGGAACTCTTGTTTCAACGATACTTTTAAATACGAGCAACGTTGTGACACGATTACAAAATTTCTCTTCTACTTTCAACACAAATAATTATCTACAAGTCGTTTTAACTAAATCCGCACCCGTTGGGAACACGAACGACTCATTAATTATATCTTTATCGTTGTACTAAAATTTTCGACATTATATTTGAATGGTTTATTTCCCATATTAATGTCATAATCAAAATCAACATCCGTAATCATTGTCGGATACATTTTAACTTTTAATGAATATCCGTTCGTAATGTACAATAATTCTCCATTTCGTGTGTAGAAATATTGACCAGTATCTAACAACAAACCACAACCGATAATATCCGATTTTCCAAATAGTCCCAGATGATATATGTGTTCATTGCTGCGATATAGCCATCCATCGTCGGAATGCCATCCAAAATCATTACCACTCCAACCAACTAAATATTGTTGATACATATTATATTTATATTGACTCAACGATGAAAATCCAACAGATATACAATCAATTGGTAATAGAAATGATTGTATCTCGATTTCAAAATAAATTAGATTGGGAATAAATTTGTTTTCCGCGGTCAACAAATAATTTCTAAATGATTTAGGTCGTCGAATAAACCAAGATGTTGGAGTTCTTTCATGATACATGGACCTATCTGCCAAAAGTAAAAAAGTCCAATTGTTTTGAATTGTTTTTAGTTCAAATTTGTTAAAGTCATATTGAAATGCTAAATAAATTTTTTCCAAGGAAATTTCTGATTCATCGTACGAATGTCTATTAAATTTGTTATAAAATTGTATCGATGCAATCAAGTTTCCACAAGACATTTTTTGGGAGCAAAGTAATCTTGTACAATCTTTAGCATTCAAAAAACATAATAATAAAGGCACACTTTGTATCAAGTCCTGGATGTGCATTTGACATGTCAAAGTAAATAAGATTTACAATTTCATTTTTTTTATTGTTACATTATAGATGAAACTTGTAAAAACGATCGCAAAAGGTAATATTGGTACCATTGAATTAGTTAGAGACGACGATAAAAATTATTTTATAAAAAAGTACAATAATAATGGTCGTTCGATAAAATTAGAATATGAAATTTTAAAAGTTATCCAAGGATTTGATTCAAGTAATTTTTATGTAAAAGCAATACCCGACTCCTTTCAAAAAAACTTTTTCTTGATGGAGTATTTACACGATTATGAAACTTTATATAGTATATTGTCTAAAAAACTGCCTATCCAATCGGAAATTGCAAATTTTTGGATCAACAATATTGAAAAGGCAATTAAACTTTTACACCGGAATAATATTACTCACCGTGATATTAAACTAAAAAATATAATGGCAAAAATGGACGGTTCTATAAAATTAATCGATTTTGGTAGTGCCTGTCAAGGCAATTGCAATATACCATTAATAAGTACAAAAAGTTATTTAGATTCCCATATTCGCCTTGGACATAAATATAATTTTGAAACCTCCAAAACCATTGATTTACACGCGTTCGATATCGTCGTAAATAAAATAAAGTCATTGCGGTTAATTAAATCTAGTGTTGCAACTACCGCAACTACTAGATCTTCAATGACAGCAACAAGAACTACAGAAGCAACAAATACAGCAACAGTTTTGGTAGTTGCCACAAATAAAAAATTAAGAATTCCCATGCATCAAAGCGCTACTATTTATGATTTAAAATTAGAAATTCAAAACGCTCTCCAAGACAAAAATCCTTTCCGATTAAAACGAAATGATGGAATGTTTTTACAAGACCGTTTTACAATTCAACAAACCGAGTTGTTGAATGGCTATCATGTCAATTTATATCCGTTATAAAAATTTTTTTTATTATAATAGAAGATGTCTGTACCTCATGGTTCTATCCCTACTCAATCTTTTAACAAGACTTTTCCAAATTTAGCCCCTTTGACTGCGACTCAAGCAGATTTAGAATTACTGGCCAAAACAATGTTGGATGTCAATGCTCGTGGACCCCTCACTGGATCAAGTCTACCTGCTGGGTATACCTACTTTGGTCAATTTGTCGATCACGATCTTACTTTTGATAATACTTCATCGTTGACTGCGCCGGCTGATTTGAACACATTGCAAAATACAGAAACAAATTTGTTTGATTTGAGCAGTGTTTATGGTATTACGAATACAAGCTTAAATGCGAATGGTCTTTTTGATATTGGTAAAACACCAAATGGTGATGATGATCTTCCAAGAGATGCAAACGGCGTAGCTATTATTGCAGATTCTCGAAATGATCAAAATTCGATTACTAGTCAACTACATCTTGCCTTTCTCAAGTTCCACAATAAAGTTTTTGCCGACATTAAAACCGCCAATCCAACATTTACTTTGGCACAGCTTATTGCCCAAGCAAAACAAACGGTTGTTTGGCATTATCAGTGGTTGGTTGTTCATGATTTTTTGGCCGATCTTTGTGGTAAATTTTTTACAAGAATTATTGACGCGAATGGAAATTTAACAATACATCCGAATATTAAATCAATTTATCCAAATATTCCTATTGAATTTACAGGTGCAATTTATCGTTTTGGTCATTCCATGGTCCGAGATGCTTATTATGTAAATTCTTCTTTTGATGTATTTCCAATCTTTTCTCCTATTTTGCCACCACCGCTTGTGTCCATACCCGATTTAAGAGGTTCTAGGCCCATTCCTGCAAACCAAACTATTGATTGGAGCATGTTCTTTCCAATGCCTTTTCACAAAGGTTTCCAAGTAACTGAAAATTTTGACAGCTTTGTTACCGAATCTTTATATAATTTGCCTATCCCTTCAGTAGTTTCTGCGATGCCTAATATATTGCCTCTTCGT